TAAAACTAACCAAGATCCTTTGGACATATCTATGTCAATAAATTTATAGACCTCAAATATCTCACCTGTTTCTTTTTTTGGTAAGTAATCTTTTTCTAATCTATTATCTACAACTCTAGATATTATGGACAAAGCTTTTTGTTGTATTTGACTTGGAACTCTTTCTGATTGTTTCAATGGCATCTCTGTTGCATCCCAATCTATAAAAGAATCTACGTCAGCTCCAGCCCAACCAAATATGGCTTGGTCATCATCCCCCGCTATCCATATATCACAACCGTTTTCTCTTTCTATTTTCTCAATCATAGACCATTGTATTTTAGATAAATCTTGTGCTTCATCAACAAAGATTACATCTAGTTTATTTTGTATACTTCCTTTCTCTAAAAACTTTTCTAACATATCTGTAAAATCAATGAGACCATAAGTTTTTTTATAGTTTTGTATTTCAGTATCGATTGCCTCTAGTTTATTTCTTTCTACTTTACCAAGGTGTTCGTTAAGGTCTAACTGTTCTAATGTTTTTATTTGTCTTACCCTAGCTAAATTTATTAAATTTAGATACTCACTACTTGATGAGAAGATACCGTTCCATGTATCTTTTTCATAAGAAGCATATTGAATTTGTATACCACAAGTTTCACCTATAGTTTTGTAATGAAGTTCGTTCATAACATTTTCTTCTTTTAAACCTAAATTATTAAATGCTAGTGAGTGTAGTGTTCTAAAATATTTTATATCTTTTTTATCAAAGTTTGGTCTTTGTTCTAAAAACCTATCCCTTGCTTCTTCAGATGCTTTTCTTGTAAATGCGAAGTATCCTATTCGATCTAATGGTATGCCTGTATCTAAATAAAGTTTTACTTTATCTAATAATGTTTTAGTCTTACCCGTGCCTGGTGGTCCTATAACTTTATATCTCATAAATTATATATATAAATGTGTTTTCCTAAAGTATTTTTGTAATATGCTTCTCCTGTTATTAATGCCTCTTTAATTTTTTGACAATAAGGTTTCAATTTTCCTTTATATTTTGTTCTTATTGTTTTATCGTGATAAAGTTTTTTATTATAAACAATAACTTTTCCTTTGTTAGTCATACCTAAATGTTTAAAATTACTAGCTTTATAAATTACACCACTATGATTGTAAGTTTCATCTGCATAACTAATAACAGTTTTTATTTCAGTGTTTTTTTTTAACCAACGTAAAGTAAATCCAATAAAATAACTTTCCGTGTTTTTTGGAGTATTATCTATACAACATAATCTTCTTAATTCTATGAGGTGTTCTTTATTTTTAACATATTTTTTCCACACGTTAGCCATAGCAATTTTTCCATATATCATAGCTCCTATAATATTATCCTCATCTATTAATTTAAAACAATAATCAGAAATAACTCCATTAATGTTCTTAGAATAATGCCAAGTTTCAATAAATGTTTTTATTTCTTTCCTATCACATATTTTAATTTTATATTTTTTAACACTCATTAGTAATTAGATCCTTTTCTTTCTACTGGTTTGTATTCTATCTTATCAATGTGTAATTGTTTTAGTTTACAAACTTTCTCAACCTTACCATCCACTTTGAGTGAGTAATTAAATTCTACTTTAAATCTTTCTTTTAGTTTCTGACCTATCTTTTCTTTTGATATTTTCCAATCATTACCAAGGTGTGTAAGAAACGATTGATATTTAAAGAAGTGAAACCCTTCTTCAGTAAGACAAGAACCTAATCTAATTTGTATTCTTTCTTTAGCTTGTGGACCATTAACACAGTATTGAAACAACTCATTAGCTAAAATATCATCTGTACTTGTACCCTCTGGTGGTGTAATATTCTGACAATTTTTTCTCCACTCATTTAACTTTGCTCTCCAATCTTTCTGCTTAATAGGTTCAAAGTATATACCTGTCTGTTCCCATATTAAATTTAATACTTCTTTCTGTGTTGTCATTAATTTAAGATTAGGTATGATAACCTCTATCTTATCATCATTAGGCATAACCACATTAAATCTATATTCTGGTTGTTCATATCTTATAATTTGAAAATCAGTTATATCTGGAAAAACATTTATACTATCAGACTTGACACCAAAAGGTTTTGAATAACAAAGACTACGCATACACTTGTCTTTGATAGGTTCTTCATAACAAGTATGTCCTGCTGTTTCTTTATCCCAAGCTTTTAATTTTTGATCTAATTTAGATTTATCCCAAGGATATTCTAGGTAAGCATAGTTTGCTTTTGATACAAAATCTTGCCACTTGTCCTTGTATTTCTTTTTTGCAAAGACCATGTAGTTGTACATGAATCTATCCCTACCATCATCTAGTTTTGTTTTAGAACATAAAGCTAAACAAGGTGGACCATCAGAGAACTCTGAGTCAGTTCCTAATAATATGTTTTTGTGTGTGTCTTCTACTAAGCTATTTAATTTATCTCTTGTTGTTTTTAATTCGTTTGCTAGTTTTATAAACTGATCCAAAGATAGTTTAGAATTATTCTTATCTACAGCATATCGATGTGTTTGTCCGTTATTGTAATAAGGTAGGTTTATAAAGTTACCTGGTTTAATATTTCCCTTATCATCTTCTTTTAGCTCTTTCTGTTTTGGAAAAATTTCTGTAGTAGGTTTTAATCCAAGTGGCAATAGAAATGATTTTAATGCTTCTATTAAATCTGATGTAGGAACAAACTCCTCCATGAATATGTAACAATGCAATCCACCACTTTTTGAAAGCATAGGTATTAGAGGTAATTTATATTGTTCGAATAAAGCTAGATAGTTCTCTATCTTAAATCCTTTGTAGTTCTTTGGATCAATATCAATACACCCAAATCTTGCTGTGCCATCAATAGTACAAGGCTGTATACCTATTGATATTTTTCCTGCTATATGATTTTTGTAGTCTTCTTCTGTGACTGGCCTGCCTGACCATTCATAATCTGGTTTTAATTTGTTTCTTTCAGAGTCCAGCTTTGCACTGGACATATCGGCAATACCAAAATCTCCACTATAACCAGTAAATAATTTTATAAACTCTTTAACCATAATGATCCCTTTTTATGGGCGGCTTCAGTCTCCCTATGACCGCCCACATTCCTCTCACGAGAAACTAGTAATTTGATTTATCTTCTCCTTGAGTCTCAACTTTATGTTGAGCTTTTTTTAAAGAGTTATGAAAATCACGGGCCATTTGGTATAGTCCAGCATTATCTACTTTTCTTAACATAGATATATTATATCCATGCCAAGTAAAGCTCCCTGAGTTTTCTACAGAGTTTAATTTATAAACTCTTGAAAAGACTGGTGCTGGTACAGACTTATTAGTTTTTGGATCTATTTCAAATTGATCTTCCATCAATGAATTCCATCCTCTACTAACTTTTAACTGAGTTGACTTCATTGTCATTAAAGCTTTCTCAGGTCTATCCCCATTGATAATAACAAAATGATTTGCTGTTTTGATAATCTCGTTACCATTCTTCAACACATCTTTGTTTCTATCGTTTTGAGTTGTTTCTGCCATAACGCTTGGACCCCTATCATTGCTGATTGGTCTACCTTCTTTTCTCTCAAAAGGTGCCCATTCAGGGTAAGTCATTTTGTAGAACACTGGGATTACTTCAATCCCCTTCTCACCATTATACAGTTTCTTTGTAACTGTATTATAAAACATGCCTGCTTCGGCTCCTTCAACATACTTAGCATGTTTCTTTTTTGTTTCATCTGAACCACTCTGCAGTAATTTCAGAAAAGGTAATGCTAGATCAGTCTTCTCAATGTTTTCAAGACCCATGCCTGAGTCTGCAACAAAGTCAATCTTAGCTAAAGCACCACCTTGTTTTGATGTCACGTTTCTTGCTTCTTCGCTCATGTTATTTACTCCTTGTTATTTTTGTTTTGTTTCCCTTAAACAGATTAAAATGTTCAGATGGCAGCTCTTCTTTATTTTCAGAGCGCTCTCTAAACAATGCTTTAAGGGTCATAGGTTCGACTTTCAACTTTTGAGTTGGCTCGAACCCATTCCCTTTTGCAAGGTTGGCGTATTCGCTCGCCTTGTC